AGTATTACCGCGGCGACCCTTTGGGTGACGAAGAAGAAGGCCGCAGCCAAGTCATCTCCTACGACGTGCGCGACACGGTGCAAGCCATGTTGCCAAGCCTCATGCGCATCTTCATGGGGCCAGAAAACGTCGTTGAATACGTGCCCGAGAACGAAGCCCAAGTCGAAATGGCCGATCAAGCCACCGACTACGCCAACTACATCGTCCAGCGCGACAACCCCGGCTACACCGTCATCTACAACGCCATCAAAGACGCCCTGATCCACAAAGTCGGGTTCGTCAAGTTCTGGTGGGATGACCGCGAAGAAGTCCGCACCGAGCATTACACCGGCTTGGACGATGACGCTTTGGCCTTGCTCCTATCCGAGCAAGACGCCGAAACGACCATTGTGGAAGCCTACAAGGCCGAGACCCAACCCCAGCCCGAAGCCCAGCCGTCGCCTGACGGCCAGGAAGACCCAGCCGCCGAAGCACTTAACTACGACGTTGAAGTCAAGCGCCGCATCAAGCATGGCCGCGTGGCCATCCAAGCCCTGCCGCCCGAAGAATTCATCATTGATCGCCGCGCCCGTTCACTTGATGACGCTGTGATCGTGGCCCACCGCTCAATGAAGACCGTCTCTGAGCTGGTGCAGATGGGCTACAAAGAAGAAGAAGTGTTGCCCTATGTCGGCAACTTCGAGCTGGACACCAACATCGAATACATCACGCGCCAGCCTCTGGCCCGCGCTGTTGGTTCGATGGACACCATCAACCCCGAGATGCAGCGTGTCTTGTACTTGGAAGCCTTCGTCAAGGTGGACTACGACGGCGACGGCATTGCCGAGCTTCGCAAGTGCTGCACCATGGGGCCGAGCTACAAACTGGTGAAGCACGAAGCCGCGGCGTACCTGCCCTTCGCTGACTTCCCTTGCGACCCAGAGCCGCACGCCTTCTTTGGCTTGTCGATTGCCGACGTGACGATGGACTTGCAGAAGATCAAGTCGCACATCCTTCGCAACACACTCGACAGCCTGGCCCAGTCTATCCACCCCCGCACTGCGATTGTGGAAGGCCAAGTTAACATTGACGACGTGCTCAACAACGAAGTGGGCGCCATCATTCGCCAGCGCGCCCCCGGCATGGTCACGCCATTCAGCGTGGACTTTGTGGGGCGTGAAGCGTTCCCGATGTTGCAGTACATGGACGATGTTCGGGAAAGCCGCACTGGCATGTCCAAGGCGTCCATGGGCTTGGACGCTGACGCCCTGCAATCGAGCACCAAAGCCGCCGTTTCTGGCACCTTGCAAGCCGCTCAGCAGCGTATCGAGCTGGTGGCGCGCACCATCGCCGAAACCGGCATGAAGCGCTTGTTCAAGGGCATTTTGTATCTCATTTGTCAGCACCAGACCCAATCCCGCATGGTCAAACTGCGGAACAAGTGGGTGCAGATTGACCCCCGTTACTGGAACGCCGACATGGACGTGGCCGTCAATGTGGCGCTGGGCACAACAGACATTGAGAACAAAATCCAAGCCCTGACTGGCGTCTTGCAGAAGCAAGAATTCGTGCTGCAAACCTTGGGTGCGGACAACCCACTGGTCAAGCCATACCAGTATTCCAACACCTTGCAAAAGCTGGTGGAGCTGCTGGGCTTCAAAGACACGACCAAGTATTTCATGCCCATCCCCGTGGACTATCAGCCGCCTCAGCCACAGCAGCACCCAGACCCCAACGTCTTGCTGGCGCAGGCACAGATGCAGCAAATCCAAGCTGACATCCTCAACAAAGACAAGACATTGCAGGTGCAAGTCGCCCGCAACCAAGCCGAAGATGCCCGTGAACGCGAACGCATCGCGGCCGACCAAGCGCTACGCAAGTATGAGCTTGAGTTGAAGTACCACACGGACATCAACAAATGGAATCCCAAATCGCCCAGCTGACAACGCTCATGGAGCAAGTCGGCGAGCACCAGCGCGCACTCCTGGCAGCCCAAGCACAAGCACAAGCCGCCCAAGCACAGGCCGCGCAACAACAAGTTCCTCAACAACCAGCTCCACCTCAGTGAGAGAGCCATTTAACCTATGACAAAAGAAGAAACCATCCAGCGCGGTCAACGCGCTAGATTGCTTTTGGAAGACACATTGCTGATCGAAATTCTCGATGGTCTCGAAAAGACCTACATCGAGGCTTGGGAAAAATCAGCAGAGACCGAAACAGCATATCGCGAAAAGCTGTGGGGTTTGCACAAGCTCACCAAAGAGCTTCGCGTGCAGCTCAACATCATTGCTCAGGGTAGCAAGATTACCCAAGCACAGCTTGATAAGCTGAAAAAGTAAGTTCCTTCTTTTTTCATCGGGTGATATACTATGGCAGATACAACGAACCCCACTACCAATAGTGGGACCATTCAAGCAGCACAATCCGCTTTTGCTGCCCTACTGGGCGAGGCCGAGCCTCAAAACCCAACAGCGGCAGGAGCACCCCCGGCAGATGAACAATCTGCCGAACCCGACGCAGAACTGACCGAAGAGTCCTTTGAGGGCGATGAGGAAGGCGAGGCCGAGGGCGAATCCGAAGGTGATACTGAAAGCACCGAAGACGAAGGCGCGACGCCGATCTACACCGTCAAAGTTGACGGCCAAGAGGTTGAAGTTACGCTCGATGAGCTTCGTAATGGTTACAGTCGCACTCAGGATTACACTCGCAAGACTCAAGCTCTTGCCCAACAGCGAAAAGAAGCTGAGGCCGAGTTAGAGGCAGTGCGAGGTGAGCGAGCGCAATACTCTCAACTGCTAACTGCGTTGCAGTCCCAACTGCAACAGCTGGCACCACAAGAACCCGATTGGAATAAGCTATACGCCGAAGACCCAATCGAATTTGTGAGACAGCGCGAAGTCTGGCGTGACCGTGCAGAACAGCTCAAGGCTGTACAAGCCGAGCAAGCACGATTGCAGCAGACGGCTCAACAAGAGCAACTGGCTCAACGCCAAGCCGCACTGGCCGAAGAGGCTAAGAAGCTGGTGGAGACCATCCCGGAATGGAAAGACGCGAAACGGGCTGGTCAAGAGAAAGCTGCACTTGTTGAGTATGGTGTGAAACTTGGCTATTCAGCCGACGATGTTAAAGGCATTGCCGACCATCGTATCGTCAACGTCCTTCGCAAAGCGATGATGTATGACGCGCTGATGTCCAAGAAGGGCGGGATGAAGCCGGCTCCTGACAAGATCAAGCCAGCCAAACCCGGTTCTGCAACATCCACACCACGAAAGCAGAGTGATGAAGCGCAAGCCCGTCAGCGTCTTGCAAGAACTGGCAACGTGCGTGATGCCGCTGCCGCCTTCCAATATATGATCGAATGAAAGTGATTTAAAAATGTCAGTTCCATCAAATACCTTTGAGACCTACGGTGCAAAAGGCATCCGTGAAGACCTCTCCAACGTAATTTACAACATCTCCCCCGTTGAGACACCTTTGTTCTCTAACGCTGGCCGCGAGACCGCAACCAACACTTACTTCGAGTGGCAGGTTGATACTTTGTCGGCTCCCGTTTCTAACGCCTACTTGGAAGGTGACGACGCAGCTATTGACGCTGTGCAAGCCACAAGCCGCGCTGGTAACTACACCCAGATCAGCCGCAAGACTGTTTCTATCGCCGGCACTTTGGAAGCCGTGGACAAGGCAGGCCGCCGTTCGGAATTGGCCTACCAGTTGGCCAAGAAGTCCAAGGAATTGAAGCGCGATATGGAATACATCGCTGCTGGCAATCAAGTCGCAGCTGCTGGCAACGCCGGCACAGCCCGCACCACTGCTGGCTTCGAGACTTGGATGAACAGCTTGGGCAACAGCGACGGCTCTAACACAGCCAACAGCAACCGCGGCACTGGCGGCGCTGACCCTGTGTACTCTGGCGGCGGCGCACCTGGTGCGGCTCCTACCGACGGCACACAGCGCGCATTCACCGAAGCCATGTTGAAAGACGTGGTGCAGCAAGTCTACAAGAACAGCGTGTCTGCACCTCCCATCTTGATGGTTGGCCCTTTCAACAAGCAAGTCGTGTCTTCGTTCCCCGGTATCGCCACAACCCGCTACCAGCTGACCAAGCCTGAGACTACCGCGATCATCGGCGCAGCAGACATCTATGTGTCTGACTTCGGCGAAATCACTGTGGTGCCTAACCGCTTCCAGCGCGAGCGCTCAGCCTTGTTGGTGAACCCTGAGTACGTGTCTATCGCCTACCTCCGTAACTTCACACAGTACGAGTTGGCCAAGACTGGTGACAGCGAGAAGCGCGAGCTGTTGGTTGAGTGGGGCGTGAAAGTTCACAACCCTGCCGCCCACGGTATCGTGGCTGACTTGACAACTGCCTGATGAGTGACGGGGCCGCTACGGCGGCCCCTTTTTACACACATGCGAACAAAGCTGTTTGATCGTGATGCTTCACTGGGCATGACCCAGTATTTCCATTACGACGATGATAAAGACGAATTTACGATTGAAACACGCCAAGACGTTTCTTCGTTGGTCGAGTTGAACAAAGCGAAGTTCAACCAGACAGACGAAAAGGCACGTTGGGGCGAATTGTCGCAAGTCGCATCCATTCCCTTGAACATCTACTATGACCTGAAAAAGCGGGGCATTTTGGACGACAAGAAGAAGCTGCGTGCTTGGCTCAATGACCCAGACAATCGTGCATTTCGCACCCGTCCAGGCCAAGTCTAATTATGGATTTAACAACATACTCAGGTTTGCAGAGTGCAGTCGCGGACTTCTTGAACCGCACTGACCTGACTTCGCAGATACCGGGCTTCATTGCCTTGGCTGAGGCGAAGTTCAACCGCGATGAGCGTTTGCGTTGCCGCCAAGCAATCGTGCGCGCACAAGCCAATCTTGGCTCGCAGTTTGAAACGCTGCCGGCTGACTACGCTGAGATGTGGAACTTGCAGCTCAATACCCAGCCGTTGACGGTCATGGAGTATGTGCCGCCGCAAGTGGCCGACCAATGGAAAGCCCGCCACTGGGCACCAAGCAAACCAACCAAATTCACTGTCGTGGGAAACACGATGGAGTTGGTGCCGCCACCTGACACAACGTACAGCGCCGAGATGATGTATTTCGGCAAGCTGCCCGTGTTGTCAGACAGCAATACGACAAATTGGCTGCTACAATTAGCCCCTGACGCGTACCTGTACGGGGCTTTGATGGAGAGCGCACCTTATTTGCGAGACGATGACCGTCTGAGCATGTGGGCCGCATCGCTCAATTCCATCCTCGACCAAATCCGCGTCAACGATCAGCGCGCCACCTACAACGCTGGCCCGATTATGATGCGAGCAAAGACTTTTGGCTAATCCGGGAAACGACTATGCACTCCGAAAAAATCAACGCTATTGACGCCACTGGCGTTTCGATTGGCCGCTCGGGCGGCATGGCCGAATTGGCCGACGCACACGGCCGCTATGTGGTTGAATGCTTGGACGCTGACGGTAACGTCAAGTGGACCGAAGAGATTGAGAACCTTGTCGTCACAGCCGGCAAGAACAACTTACTAGACAACTTTTTCGCTGGTTCCGCCTATACCGCGGCCTTCTACCTTGGCTTGGTGGATGGCGGATCAGCCCCGACCTACGCCGCAGCCGACACGATGGCTTCGCACGCTGGCTGGACTGAGAACACCGGGTACAGCAACAGCACACGCCCTGCCGTGAGCTGGAACGCCGCATCTGCCGGCTCCAAGGCATCAAGCGCCGTGAGCTTCAACATCAACGCCACTGGCACGATTGCTGGCGCTTTCCTCACGACCAACAGCGCAAAAAGCGGCACCAGCGGCACTTTGTACTCGGCCGGCTCATTCACTGGCGGCAACCGCTCAGTGGCCAGCGGCGACACCTTGAACGTGACCTATACCGCTTCGGTCTAAGGAGAAGAGCATGTTCAAGACAGGTGATGCAGTCAAATACGTCTTCCCGCCGATTGACGGCACCGTGCTGGGCGCGCAAGTCGATGCGGACAGCAACGTGTTCTATTTGGTGGAATACACCGACAGCCGCGGCGAAGTTCAGCAGCGTTATTTCCCCGCCGACGCACTGGTAGCGGCGTAATACGGAAGGGTAGGCCGTGGCCACCTATTCCGTCAGTCTTACGGAAGGCACTTCGGGCTATGGCAACTACGGCTATGGCTCGGGCGCTTACGGGTGGAGCGGCACAGACGGGCTGACCCAAGCCTATACAAGAA